TAAGCCAAGTTAGTAATACCAATGCCTAACGGACGAATTTCATCGTTGCTTAGTTTACTTTGAATACTCAAGAAATCTTGATAGTCCAAAATATTGTTAAGACTGCGATGTAAGATGCGACACGCACGGCGCATATCTTCTGGATTACGGAAAGCACCCCAGTTAATACTACCTAGTGTACATAATGCAATACGGCCTTCTTCGTCATCTAAGCGTTTAAAGGATTTAGTTGGTAATAGAATTTCACAGCACAAGTTCGATTGATAGATAGTATGATACTCTGGATCAAACGGTCCTTGCTTTTGTACGTTATCAATAAACACAAGATAGATACGCCCTGTGTCTGTACGTTCTTTTAAGATGCCGCCTTTGAATACTTCTTCAGCTGACATTGTTTTCTTACGTAGGTCGGTACGCTTTTCGTACTTGACATATAAGTCTTCAAATAGTTCAATATTGCTATAGAATGCTTGATATAAATCAGGAACTTCATTTGGATCAAAGAAGGTAATGTTTTCTTTGTTCTTGAAACGACGCCAGAACAGGGCACTTAGTACAACACCATAGTCCATAAAACGTACACGTGTTTCGTCTGTGCCTTGATTGTTCTTTAATACAATTAGGTCATCAAATTGATGATGCCAAATAGGATAAAATACTGTTGCACTTGCGTTACGAATGCCACCTTGTGAACATGAACGTAAGTCCCCAAACCACTTCTTTAAGAATGGAATCATTCCAGTATGCATAATTTCGCCGCCACGTATAGGCGATCCTAATGGACGTAAGCGACCAATTTCTAAACCAATGCCTGCACGTTTGCTGGCATACTTGGCCATCATCTCTCCAGAAGCAAAGATAGAATCAAGATCGTCATCAGAGCGGATAAGTACACAGGACGAAAATTGTTTTGTAGGAGTACCCAGACCAGCGAGTACAGGAGTAGCAAGAGTAAAAAGGCCGTCACTCGCCGCATTGTAGTATTCTTTGATGTAGCGCAAACGGGCACTACTAGGTTCTTCTTTGTGGAAGACAGTAGCGGCTGCAACCATGTAACGAATTTGTGGAGTTTCATATGTTTCCTTTGTAGCGCGATTACGTACTAGATATTTTTCAATTAGCTGTTCAATAGCGGCATAACTGTATAGTTCATCTTTGCTGTGATCTAACATAGCATCCATCTTGTCCCACTCTTCTTCGGTGTACCAAGATAATAATTCATCTGTGTAAAGACCTGTTGCTACATTTGTCTTTACAATGTCATACAGGCGAGGAGGCTCGTAGTCGCCATAAACATCCTTGCGTAACATCGACAAACGCTGTTTGCCTGCTACGTATTGATAGTTAACGTGCCCAACATCGGGATTTGCTTCTACGTCGATTAAGTCTACAATCGCTCGTAATGTAATTTCATCTATTTCTTTTGTTGTAATGCCATCATAAAAGTGTGGTTGACTTTTGATTTCAATCATACTTTGACTTACGTCCGCTATGCCTGCACAAACCTTAGTAATCTGGGCTTGCCACTTCTCTACTGCGAGCGGTTCTTTTTGTCCACTTCTTTTTGTGACTTGAATTGTCGTCATTGATATCTCTTAATTGTTATAGTAATCTATTTTTAAATCTACTGCTGTGTACTTGTGTTTTAACTTCAGCGTTTTATTGAACTGTTTGTTATTTACGATCTCTCCGTCGACCATATTAAGTATATATTTCCCCCGGTTGATCCAAGCTAAATTATACTCGTATCCAGAATCTGGATCTTTATAAACACGAAATTCTATATCCAAGTCTTTTCTATGCTTACTTAATGTAATAGTATAAACTATCCCGAGACATTTTGCAATATCACAATAACTATTTTCATCAATTAATGTCCAGGGATCTGGCCAATTTTCTTGATTGCGATAGTCTAGATTATAAGGAACGAATGGTGCACGGGCCCAAAACTCCACGGTTTGGGCAAGTGCTTGTTCTAACGGTAGTTGATCTAACACAGATCGAAACTCACGCCAGGATCTCAGACGGTCCTCTGGCTTTTTTTGAAACATAAATGGTTATTGTGATTTAATAATATATTCTAAAGATGTTGCTGTAGTTGTAATATAGTTTAGTGATGCCATTGAGCTGTTTGCGGTCATGCTAAATGTTAAATCTGTTGTTGACGTTTCTGTATAATCTTCGTAGTACGAAACTGTAGATCCTGCGGCATTGTAAGCAACAACAATATCGCCTGTGCGATGTTTTGTACCTTGGGTTAATGTATAAGTAATCACTGCATTGTTAGCAGAGATGCCTGCAATATTACCGGATGTACTTGCATTGAGAGCAACACCAGTGCTAGTTACACCCGATTGCAATGCAGAAATTTGCGAGTTGATAGTAGTAATGTTTCCCTGTAAAACTGTAACATTACTCTGTAAGGCTGTTACGTTGGCAGTAAGGGTATTAGTAAAATTAATAATACTAAACTGAGTTAAAATTTCAGTTGAGCCTACTGCGGGTGCTCCTTCAGCCAGTGTGCCGTTACCAATGTATAATTGTCTTGTATCATTGCTCCAAGCTAATTCACCGGATGCTAACTGTGGTAAGTCCTGTTTTAAACCACGTCGAACTTGTATTTGTGAAATTTGTAAAATTGCCATTTAACTCGAATCCTAATTTATACTGTATTTAGCATTTTACAAAGTGTATTTCCAGTAATTTTTCAAAATGTGACTGCGATCCTCGCCGGTAATTGATCCGCCGTTGGGCCCGTTAAATCCACACATATTGCACACTTTTTCAGGAGTTAGTGTTCTAGCAAACCAGGACTGTATTTCTTCATCGGTACTGTCAGGACCCACTGTTTTATATTCGTTAAGATATGGTGCCCAGTCTGCGCGATCCTGTATGTTAAACGTATTCAGTGTATGCTCTAATACTCCCATTGGAGGACACTTCCACATTTTTCCACGGTACAAAGTGATAAAATCATTGGTCTGGCAACTTTTAAAATTGCTTTCATACCACGTGTCATTATAATCATATACAGGATGCATTTCTTCGGCGTATCCTTCGTAATGCTTGCACCAGTGTAGTTTATGCTGTTCGCAAGTAGTAAATCCAATACGTGTGCTACGTCCATTAACTACTAAGTTAAACCATTGCTTGGTGTTTATATCTTTTTCATCTAGCCATAGGTTCCATACCGCAGAAGTTACACCCGGTAAACTTAAATGATATTCTAACACTTTCTGTTTAAGATTTTCAAAGCTGTTTATAACTTTACTTAGGTATGGCTCAGTTGCTGTTTGATAACTAACTACCATGCTCATTGCAATGTCATTGGGATTACTGTCAGAAAATAACAAAGGAATATGATCAAGTAGCGTGTCTAGGTAATAGCCATTGGTATTTAAACTAACCGGAACAGTAGGTCCCCATATACGGCGAATTGCCTGTGCCCATTCTGTAAACTCGGGATGCAGTAGCGGTTCACCGCCAAACAAAGTAATTGCATTAGGTTGTAATTTTGTAGACCAAAACTCTAGCCAGTCTATACTTTCATCAATCCTAACTATACCCTTGATATTTTTATGATTACTGTGTGTCATACAACCGGCGCAGGCTAAGTTGCAACTTCTAATAATAGGTATATCTAAATGTTCTATTTTAATTTTGTTCATTAATTGCTCAAATAATATAGTTCTACTTTTTTAGTCCACTCGTCGGTCCAGTACTTAAACTCGTCACCTTCAACAACAAATTCTAAGTATTCTGGTGTGGTAAAGGTACCATCTTCTAGTTCCTTGGGTTGTACAGCCATCATAATGACACCGCAATCAATGTCAGTACCGTGTGTAACATTGTGTGCTTGAGCGTATGCAGCCAATTGAATAAAGTAGTCACTGATGTATTCACGCTTCTTAACCTTGTTGCTTTGTTTAAAGTCGATGATAGCAGGTTTGCCTTTCCATACACCAACACAATCTGTTGTGCCAGCATATAACCCACTATAATAAACAGGTACCTCAACTCCCCAGAACTCATCAACATTTACCAGGCCCTTCATAATAACTTCAGCGGCCATAAACCAACTTGGGTGGGCAAAGGGGTTAGCGGGCAAAGGTTTCATGTCATCGCTAAGTGCGTAAGATTCTAAGTAGGCATGCATACGTGTTCCACGATTAGCGGCTTCTGTAGTAATCTGCTGTGCTCTAACCTCGCCAACATTCTTACGCCAGTTAGCCAATGCGGCTTTAGATTCTTCTGATTTGGTTCTGTCTAGGATAGTAGTGACGCTAGGTACTTTGTCTCCGCCGGGTAAAGCATAATGGCGTTTACCTTCGATTGTGGTGCGACTAATTGCTGCGTAGTTAAATTTTTGGGTAATCATAGTAGTAATTATAGCATCTCTAATGACAATAATCAATAAATATTTTGATGAAAACTCTAATAAGTGGCTGTAGCTTTACTCAATGGCCCGAATACCCAGGAGGTCCAAATATATGCTGGCCTGTTTACTTACAAAAACTTTTACCAAATAATCAATTAACTAGCATTGCAGAAGCAGCCGCAGGTAATCAATATATTTGCGATAGTGTAATAAGAGAAACATTATTAAATCAATATGACCAAGTACTTGTCATGTGGTCTGGTGTAACCCGGTTAGATTATTTAACTAGCATAGAAGATCCTGCATGGAATAACTTGTTCGATAGTTATGGGTTTTATCGTAGAATCCCCGGAGATAAACTAGGTTGGATCTTTAGTGGCGGCCAACTTGGTACTTGGTTCAAGCATCCTGTAGCACATAAGATGTTTTACGAAATGTATAAGGTTAGTAGTGATCTAAGTCTGGCAACTATTAATCTAATGGAAATTATAAAACTACAAAACTATCTCAAGGCAAAAGGTATACCATTTAAGTTTATGAGTTATATAAACTACTGGACTGAAGGTAAACATATAAGTCCCAACGGCGACTTTGGTTTGTCGGATATTCCCGAAGTGCAGTATCTTATCAATGAAATAGATTTTGACCAATGGATTTTTGCAGATAATAAGCGTAAATGTATCTACGATGTTGCTAAAGAACTAAACAGTTTTGAAGCAGATGGATTTCATCCCGGCCCTGCAGCACATCAAGCCTGGGCTGAATTAATTACTCGATCAATATGACTGGCAGCAAATGCAGTCCAGTCGGTTGTCATAATATGATTGTAGTTGTAATCTAATACCGGTTGTATAGTGTTGTACACTTCAAGTTGATCCATTGAACATAATTTCTTTACTTGTTCAAATGCTTGTGTGTATCGTTCTACAGCATCCTCGATTAAGTCGTAACTTTCATCAATTACACAATCAAAAGTTTTAAAGCCTTGTGCTTTTAAATTATATAAGAACTTGTATCCAGTAAATGCAATAAACAATCTGCGGGCAATCATTGGTTTGGCTGTTTTTTCACTGTAGAAACTTAATGTATTATCGTGGTCAGTTTCTGCAACAATACTGTACGCTGTATCATTAAAAACACTCACAGGAATCACACGACTCAATCCAGTATGCACCCCATAATACTTTACTGGGCCGGCTGTACCGGGTTGTTGTTCACCTATAACTTCAACACCGGGTTCCCAGATAAAATAATCTTTTGCGTAAAACTCTTCATCGTTCCATTTACCACCGTAGGTTAGTATAAACTTATCTTGCAGGCTGTTTGTTTGTACTGCATCATACACAAAATCCCTATGTGGCTTGGGACTGCCTAATAGGGCATCAAACATTTTAGGTTTACTAACACCATACGTAATTTCTGCCAATTGCAATGGTAATTGCTTGTACAGTGACGTAGTTGTTTTGAACCAATCGCCCCAGAATATAAGACGATCATTCATTTCTGTGTTTACTTGCCCGGGTACAATCCAGTAGACGTTATCGTAGTGGCATTTATCCCATATCGTCCAGTGGAAATTATGTAACTCACTTTCAAAAGAAAAAACAAGATTACTAATATTACTAAGTTTGTTTATTTTATCTTCAAAGCCCTGGTATGCAGCGCAATTGATATCGTGGTCGCAATGCAGGCGGTGCATAGTAAATGCAATCTTTGTGTCAGCAGTGGTATCTCTGTATTCTTCAAAACTGTGCGATACAGTATAATCACCTAAATTTAATTTAGGCAACCATTCAAGGTCAATGATTGTACTATCGCTGTATACCAACATTATATTCTAAAACTTTCTCCGCAGCCACATCTATCCTTTTCGTTGGAATTGATAAATTCAAATCCTTCATTGAGTCCCTGTTGAACATAATCTATAGTAATGCCATCAACTATGGGTAGGCTTTTCTTATCCACAATAACGGTAGTATTATTATTCAACATAGATACATCGTCTGGCAGTACTGCATCTACATATTCTAACACATAAGCGAGCCCAGAGCAACCGGTTGTTTTAACTCCCACTCGAATACCTACGCCCGAGCCACGTTTGGTAATATTAGCCGAAATTCTTTTAGCTGCAGATTCAGTTATTATTATCAATGGCTTCGATTTTCGTTATCATACGATTCTAATACTGCTTTAAGCTCCGAGCATTGGTCGGAATGTTTACACGGTTCTGCTGGTCGTTTCCAAATATTATGAAAATCTCCAAGGCAGAAACCTTCGTATGGTGTATGTTCCAATGGGCACCACGATTGAACTGCAATATCAACATTGATTTGTGTCATAATTTATCCCCTAGTGTTTACTTCTGTAATCCGCTACAGCCGCTTTGATTGCATCTTCGGCCAAGATGCTACAGTGGATTTTAACAGGCGGGAGCGCCAACTCTTGTGCAATCTCAGAATTTTTAATTTCCATTGCGGAGTCGAGCGTTTTGCCTTTAACCCATTCCGTGACCAGACTCGAGCTGGCAATGGCAGATCCACATCCGTAAGTTTTAAATTTTGCATCTACAATAATCCCATCTACTACCTTTATTTGTAACCGCATAACATCTCCGGTCATCCGCAAGCTGGGGCACCAACTACACCGGTCCCAACTTGCGCTGTCTCCTCTAATTTCCCAACATTTCTGGGATTTTCATAATGGTCAATGACCTTTGCACTATAGGACATATTTGTCTCCTAATATAGATTTTACTACATCAGTGGGTTGATAGCTATCCCACTTCTTACGATTTTCTTCACCTTTAATAAATTGTATATTATTTCTTTGTCTGAATATGCCATAGTTACCTTTTACACATTGAATCTGTTGGACTACAAGTTTTGTTGTTATCTGTGGTAGGGTTATTAGAATTTGTTGGGTTGGTTGTTGTGGGCACGGGTGCAGCAGGCTTGGGTGCTACCGCCGTCGGTGGTGCAGATTTAGGAGCCAGTATTGGGGTCGGTAACGGCTTAGGTGCCTGTGGTGGCGCACTAAGTGGTCGAGGTTGCGGCGCAGTTGCAGGAGGTTTTTTAACGCTGTCTATCAACTGTTGTAAACCGGCTGCCATTCCGGTGCCAGCAATCAGCATCATAAGCATAAAAGAAATGCGTCTCATTGGTTAGGAACCAATACAGTTTTGTAACAATTACAATTGGCATCTAATATTGCTTCCCAGTGGTAGCCAGCTGGCTGTGGATATGCCGGTGGTGCTGGCATAGGTTGTTGAATATATACCGGAGTCTGTTGAATAATAACCGGAGGACGAGTTGCTTCATATACAATAGCACCACCAATTAGTGCAGGAACTGCCCAGCCGTATCCGGGGTGGTAGTAGTAGGCTCCGCCGCCGTGGCGCCGCCGGTCGGCATGCGCTAAGGAACAGATACTTAATAATAAAACAAGTATAATTTTTTTCATTACGATTCTCCTTATACCATTATAAGGTATTTATTTTAAAAAGTCAATTGGTTTTTGGTTAAGCGCCGGCAGCTCGTTTAGCCATTGAGCTAACTACTTTAGCTGGGTCGCCTGGAGCCGCATCTTGTGCGCCTAGTGGATCAGAATCATCAACGGTATTTTCTGGTAAGGCCAAATAGATATACTTGGCTCCAGTTTTTTCATCGTCTTTGATATCTTTAATTAGACTTTTTACAGTTTCGTTGTGCTCATTTGCAGCTTCAAGAGCAGCAAAATTGAACGCTTCATTGCCTGGGATGGCACGAACACGTTCAATAACTGTATCAACAGCAACACGTGGTGTTACTGCATTGCTTTGTTGCGCTTCGTGACGTAACCATTCTAGAGTAGTAAGTAAAGCAGAATCTCCACGAGTCTCTGCTTCATCTTCAATTGCGCTACCTGGAACTGTGGTATCTTCTAGAATGATTTCGTTTATACGCATATTAACGACGCTCGCGGCCTAATTCTTCTTCGCCACCGGCAGCAGCATCAGTAGCGCCAAATTCGTCGCCATCGAAGTCTGATTCAGGAGGAGCGCCTAAGTCGCCTTCTGGAGCACCACCTAAGTCTGCACCGAGTTCTTCACCACCAAAGCCGCCTTCGTCACCGCCTAAATTCATATCACCGGCTGGAGCTTCTTCGCCTGCCAATTGACGTACTGCTGTATCGCTTGATTCACGACCAGACTGTAGTGCTTGATATAAACTAGTCAATACCGGAGCAATAGCACTTTTAAATGCTTCTGCTTCTGTTGCACCAATTTGATCACGGATTGTGTCAACAAGTGCAGGGATTTGTTCGTTTTGTACTTTAGATACTTTTTCTAACATGTCTTGTAGACTGTCAACAATATCTTTAGCGGCTAGAACTGCTTCGCTCTTGCCCATTGCGCTTTCAAATAAACCTTGTTCGCTTGACATCCAACGATCTAGGCCTTCTTTTACTAACATTAATTCCATGTACTTACTATTCTTTTCAGCTGTATGCGAGCCAAAAGATTTCTTAATAGCAGTAATGTTTTCAGCAAGTGCTTGGCTTAAACGTTCGGCTTTAGCATAAGTTAAGTTATCATAGTCGACTGTGAAGCCAAAGCGACTTTCCATAACTTTATTAATTTTTTGCGGTGTTACCGCGGTGTGCATTTCAGAGAGTCTCATTTGTTTATATTCCTAAACTTTATGTAGTATTTATGTCTAATCCCAGACTTTGGCTAACTTTGCATATAGGTGTATTTGCGATACTTTGTTCCTAGCAATCGTTAACTTAGTCTCGGCCATTTCCAACCTGGCCACTCGCGAATCTACAAGCAAATAGTCCTTATTTTTACGTGCCGCTTCAATTATGTGTCGTAAAGATAACATATCTGTATAGTTTTTATTTATTTCTCTATCAAGGATGATGATTTCATCTGCTGAATGATATCGACGCTTAATAGTATATACAGTATACAACATAGCACTAATTTTGTTCTCAAATATGTGAACTAATTCGTGGTTATGATTGTATACTTCGCAGGTTTTATTAGGATGTGTAATTAATCTATATTGCCCAATTTTATAGCCGTTGTTGACTGGAATACATAGTGGGCTTGTTTGAGCCTGTTGGATTTTACCTAACTCACGTGTGGTCCACTGTTTAATGTAGTCTGTTGCGGCGTTAGATACTGCTCGGATTTCGTGCTTCGCTGGGTTAGCGTATTTTTTTCGTGTATGTGATTTGACCATTGTCATTTCGACGTAACAGGATGTCCTGCGTCGTTAATTGATTTGCAATTACTTGCTCTCGTTCATCGAGTTTATTCTTTGTAATACTAGGTTCATGTTGAAAACGTCCTAGTAGATCGGCTTGTTCGTTTGTTATTGCAACTTGTATGTTGCTGAGTAATTCTACTATTTTCATTTTAAAAGGTGTAATACTACACCAATAAGTCCTGTCATTAATGCTACAAGTACCGCAGTACCAATGGTAATTAATGTTTTATTGCTTTCACCGCCTACTTTACCTAGGCTGTCTTTGATGTCAATAATATGACCTTCTAAGCTGTCCATCCGTTTATCTAAATTTTCCAGTTTAAATTCCAAGTTAGAGTATCGTTCGGCACAGAGTTCTACGTGCGCTTCCAGGCTCTTTTTTTCAATATCGGTTGTTGTGGACATTATCCTATTCGCTTTCATTTAGCGATGCATTTGTTAATTGAGCCTGTTTGTGCCTTAATAATGAGCCATAATGGTGCCTAAGCATCTATACTATTTAGCTAGGAATGATTTGTTTAAAGTATATGTTTTTGATTGTGCCATATGGATAAAAGATAGGTAGCATAAAACGTGCTGTTTCATTTAATCCTGTAATAATAGGCACTTGCTCAAAGTCTTGCATCAGCCCGCCCAGGGGTTTATCGGACATATCATATATACCCGACACTTCAACAGCCCATTGCCACATCCAAATTTTTTGTTGTCCAGTGTAAAAGTCGCCAAACTCTAAATTACTCAATTCAAGTTCGGCAGTTATAGGTTCATGTATGTGCTGTGGCTGTGTTCGTAACCCGATACATTGTAATACTGTTTCCCAATTACGTTGTTGGTTACGGTCTGTACTGTTGTTGTCCCCGCGAGTCATACCAGTGGCTGTAATATCTATTAGACTGTACCCCTGGAAGAAATATAAGTTGCTGGACATAAACATATTTAGTGGCCATAAAAAAACGCACTATAAAGTGCGTTCTTTTGTTAGTTTAAAAAAGCTATTAAGCTAATTTGAAACCTGTTGTACTTGTAACAGTAACAGCGTTAGCCCATACGTTACCTGTACCTAATGTTGCACTAGCGTTAGCCAATGTAGCAATAGCTGTAGTATGAGTTGTATCTGAACCGCCTGTAGATTCAACTAAAACGCTTAAACGATCTGTATCAACTTGATACATAACGATTGTTGAATCAATCGCTAGTTCGCGTAAAATTGCTTCTACTGGACCACCAGTAGCTAAGTCTGTTGAAGCAAAAACTTGACTCTTGCCTAAAACAATTTTAATTGCTGTTGGGTTTTTTGTTAAACCTGTAGCGATTAATGAACCTAGTGTACCTGTGTAACTTGCGTCAACGTTGTTAACGCCATTTGCATCACCTGCATAACGTGTTTGGATTGCCATTTTTAAATCTCCTTAATATATGTGCATCTCTGCATACATTTATTTATACTTTTATAAAAAAAATGTTATTTTAGCTACTCTATTTGTTAAAGTGTGCTGCGCCAAATACACCGCGATTGACCAGCTTGATCATTCCTGCTGTGGGGCTATTGAATACAAAGCCCTCTCCTGCTTTATGACCGCCAGTCCACTGTTCAAAACCCTGTACTTGAGGCTCTAATTGAGCCGCTAAATTAGTTTTTAGTGCATAAATGGCGTTCCAAATAGCCTTTAATGCTTCAAACCCTTGTGCGTTGGTATATAGATAGCCATCTTCGTTTTCGCCAACTAATTTCTTAAATTGCTGTGCAGATATATTATGTTGTAGCCAAGGAACAATTTCTTCATTGGTTTGTGCTGTGATCTTGTGGTTAAAATACTTTTGTATCGCGGCCTTAGCAACACTTTGCAAGCCAGCTAAAAACTCATCGGACAATTTGCCATACTGTGTAACTGCCTTGGTAGCAGCTCCAACTAACTGCACAGGTGTGTTTAATTTAAATTTTATACCAGCAGTAGGACTTAGTATTGCTACGTTGCCTTTGTTGGCTAGGCCAGTTTTGCCATCCCATGGAGTACCATTCATTTGGTGTACTGCCAAGATGCCAACTTTACCTGCAATCAATTGACCAATTGCAGATTTAACCGGAACATGATATTCCACTGTAGTTGGGCTGAATATAAACATACCGTTCTGTGGCTGTAGTTCGCCGACTGACATTAAATCGCCTTTAAATATCGCTCGTTCTGTTACTGCGGCTTTTAACCCATTCCACACCAATGCAATCTTAGGATATAGATCGGGACGTGCTGTACGTGATGACTTCATTGTAGTGTCGTATACTTCCCAGTCCTTTGCACTCTTGGCAAAGAAACCTTCAGGCATATATTTGTCATTGATAAAGAATTCGCCAGCAGGTGTATAACCAAATATTAATGCAATGCCGCCATCCCACTTAATACTAACGGAGCCGGGATTGGCAATAACTTCTTGTAGGCCTCGAACATACTTGGCCGCGCTGGCACTACCATCAAATATACTATCTTCTGGGTGCGGAATGCGTGTTGGTGCAGCAGCTTCAAACAGGTTATCTATAAATTCTAATTTCATTTAAAATAACCCTTAACCATATCTAAACCTTGTTGTATTTTTTCTCTATCGCTATTAGCACGTGCAATAGCATCTGGTGTTGTAGCTTTATCACGTTTTTTACCGGCAATATCTATTTGTGCTTTTTCGTCGTAGCGTTGCAGGAACTTGGTTAAGAAGTCTTGCCCTGACAGGAAACCTGCCAAGTCGCCTTGACCGAACATATCATTCATGTCACAACTTTCAGCAAAGCCTTTAATACCCTGTACCAATTTACTAATCTTAACATCATTGACGTCATTGCCGGGATTTTGCTTTAATAGTGGACTAACCTTGGGATTCTTAATACCCAGGTTCTTGGCCAGATACATGAATGTATCATAGATAAATGTTGTTGGGCTAGTTGTAACTGTGACTACCTCTGTGTCTTTTTGTTTACTAAAAGGAACGTGTTGGCCATCTTGTACTTTTAATTGTACGCCAGCATGTTGAATACTTAGATCAAGTAGTTCTCCTAGTACGCTAAACATATTGCCATGCAATAAGCCTTTAACTCCGCGTTCGGGAGTAACACGACTCGCACCCCATTGTTCTAACCGCTCTGGGTGCCACATAAAATCTACTTGTACAAATTGGTTGTTACCCAGGGCAAAGATAGGATGTCCTGCTTTACTTTCGCTTGTATCTACATAAGGAGCATGGCCTTGTTTAACAAAGTCATCAGCCAGCTTGTTCCAGTATGCTGTAAATTGTCCGTAACTTTGACCCGCTGTTTCTGGACCAATCATTTGTAAATCAATATCACCATATACTTTGTCAGGATTTTCCTGAGTATCAGCTTCGTGATGTGCGCTGGATCCTGTGGGACGTCCGCGACGTACTGGACCCAATCCGTGTGGCTTTAAATACGCATTAAAGTCTGCAACAAAACGGTCTACTACTTGCAGGGCTACTGCAACAATCCGAGGGTGTAGAACTGTACCTTGTGTTAAGGTTGTGTCCCAGCCACCTTCCCATAGTCGACCTTCTTCGCCGCGATTCTTGTCCCAGAAGTATTTGCCAGCATCGGTTTGTTCCGAACTGCGTTCAATTTTAAAACCTAGGCTTTTTACATAATCATACATGATTGCAGCTATGCCTTGCCCGCGATACTTGTCGTCTACTGCCAAATCATAAGGCACCATAACGTTGCCATCTCGATCAAACTCTGCGTATCCTAGTCTCCGTCCGTTTGATGATGCATAAACACTTGCATTTTTGCTATTAGTGTTGATACTTACTTGAATACCATCAACCTCTGCTGTTTTATTAATCAACGCAGGTAGACTTGAATCTGAGTTCCACTCAAGAATAATATCTCTTATTTTCATATCTGATGGCCTAGCTTTCTAAACCATGCAGCTGTTCCCGGTGCTACGTCTTCGGGAAGGGTTAGTAACCCCTTGGCTTGGTCTTGTTTGGCTTGCGCTAACTTGCCTTCGCGGTCGGGGTCACTGGCTAATGCTTTTAATACAGAAGCTACTGAGTTTAAATCTGCGGCGTGTGCGCCCGGGTTCAAAAGTACTTTTGCGGCTGCTTCACGGGTGTCTGCGACTACGGAGTTGTCGTCCCGGCGCATTACTGTACCACCAAATGCATCTACTTTAAGACCTAAAAATTTACCAATACTGTTTAATAGAATGAACAATTGATTGCCTTTGAATGCTGGATCATCGTACATGCCACGTGGGCCATGCTGATGCCAGTCGGCAACTCTTTTAGCATCGGGTATGATCATTAAATCTACTTGTGCATATAATGTCTTACCATCTGCTAGTTTGTAAGGAACATCAACGTGTACGTTGCGACCTTTTACTGCTACTGCATAACCTTTAGCTTGGAAGTATTGTGCTAATGCTTGTTTAGCCTGCTTCTCATCTGCTACACCAAAGTTCTTTACTGTGACAGCTTGATCTAAAAACAAATCAATATCTCCACTTGCTACTTTATAACCAGCACTACCAATATCTGCCATGACATGACGCTGTAGTCCACTTGGTAGATCTCGTTTAATTGTGTCTACTACTGCGGCAACATTTTCTTTTGCCACATCGCTTGTATTATCGAATACATTTCCACCTTCGTATAGGTACATTATTTCTGCATACCTAAACTAATATCATGCTGTTGACTTAAGAACTGTTGTAATGATTCAGGCTGAACCTTGCCACTTGCTAAATGAATCCATTGTCCTCGATCGTCAAGCCCATATTCTTTACCCTTACCTGTTGTAATGATAATGGGTTCTTGATTCTTAATTTGTACGCCAGCAGCTTGTGCTTGTTGTACAATATCTTGTGGCTGATCGGGTACAGGTGGTGTTGCCGTTGTTGCCGGTGTTGCCGTTTGTTCATCCCCGGGTTGTTGACCAAGTTGGTTGGCCATTTGCCCAAATACTTTCGACCCTTGAGCTGGTGCCGGCGCTTTAGCTGTAGCCTTTTTAACAGCAGGACCGTTTTCGATACCAGCTGATACACGGGCAACAATGTTAGTTAAAAATTGACTTACCCCTTTAGGAGACATATCAGTTGGTTTTGGAATAGCAAATAACTGTGTACCATCGTGTCTTGTTGCTAGTTGTCTAGCATATTTTTGTAGGTTAGCCGGAGTGTTTGATGCTGGATTTGCCTGTACGCCTTGTGTCCATTTATTGACCCAAATTTTGGCATCTTCTTGATTTCGCTGTGTGGCTTGTTGCCCGGAAACCTTGGCCTGTCTTTCAGCTGTGCCAGGAACAAAACCTTTTACTTTGTTCCATAGACTTGCTCTTGCCGGAGTATCCTCAGGTGCTGGCGCCGCCTGTGCTGGTGCTGCCTGTGCTGGCGCCGCCTTGGGGGTTCCTGTGCCTGTGTTTATTGCTTCGCTAATAACTTCGTTAATCTTCACTTTTCATTCTCCGTACACCGCGTTTAAATTTCTCTGGTTCCTGGGTACGGATTGAATTGATTAATCGTCGTTCCAGCTCTCCTGCTTGCTCGGCATCGTAATTTTCACGTATATAATTGATTAGATTGATTGCTCCAGCGATTACGTTGGAGGCACGGCTTTCCACAAGATTCTCACGATCTTTGTGTACTAGCAACGTGTCTAGTTCGTCTAATATGCTACGGGCCTTCTTTTGCAAGGTATGCTCCAGTTGTTATGTTGTATTTATATGTTAATTTATTTAATGATATTTCTCAACGCCAGTAAATATGCTATATGAATAATAATTTTTGTGTAATGCCGTTTTTTGGAGGCGAATACGATAAATCTGGGTTTATTACACCTTGCTGTTTAATGAAACCACACAAGATAGACGAAGTAAGATCCCAGATGCTTAACAATATTCGTCCAGAATGCTGTAAATCCTGTTGGGATCTTGAGGATCAATCCATTAAAAGCGATAGACAATTAAAAAACGAAACCTTTGATTTTTATGAAAATCGAGATATTAATTTTATATTCCAAGATTGTTGTCAAGGCAAATATAGTCCAAAAATTATAAAACTATACACTTCAAATCTTTGTAATGCAACATGTATTACATGCGGACCAACCGCTAGCACCAGCTGGGCAAAATTGAAAAGTATACCAATTAATTTAGTTACTATGGGTGACGATTCCTTAAACAAAATTAATTTTTCCACAATAACGTCTCTGAGTTTATTAGGGGGCGAGCCCCTGTACGATAAAAACATTCTTATTATTTTACAACAACTATTAGATAAAAACAATACCTCGTGTTTTATAAGTATTGTTACCAATGGAAGTACTGAGCTTACTCAAAAACATATAGATATACTTTCCCAATTTAAAAATTTAAGTATCTGTGTTAGCATTGACGGAATTGGCCCGGTTTTTGAATATTTACGCTATCCGCTAAAATGGTCAGTTTTAATAAACAACATCAAATTATTTAAAGAATTTGCAACTTATGTGAGTGTTAGTTATACTATAAGCAATTTAAATATTTTATATTACCATGACACTATTGGGTGGTTTAATCAAAACAATCTAACATTTAATACTAATATAGTTTCGCATCCTAGTTATTTTAATGTTAATTCATTGCCTCAGTCTATTAAAGATCAACACCCCGAATTAAATCAATTTTTTAGACCCCACTTACCAATAGATGATCAAAATTTTATGTTAGCAATAAAAGAAATCAATGCACAAGATCAACTTAAAGGATTAACCGGTGCCAATTTCATACCTCGATTTACTAACATAATTCTTTAAAATATTCGACTATGTCCGGAAAGACTTCTTTCCAACTGTTTTGCCGACGATGTTCCCACGTATTAATAAAATTATCAATATCCGACAGATTACTATTTAATTTGGTGTTGAGCAATAACCTATTAACAATTCCGGCGGGCTCTGTTTTATTAATTAAATCCCGCAGAGAACGAGGAGTCTTTTCCAAATCCCAAATACCCCAACAAGGGTGAACATTAATTTCCGTGGGATCTCCTAATCTATTAGTAGAAAATGTATTTTTAACCCAGTCTGTTAATCGATTATAATAAAAAACATTAAAAAGGTTTAATGTATGGTTAACCCTGAACATAACATTTACGGGAGCTTCCTTAACCAATCTTAGTAGATTATTTTCTACTTTGTCCCATTTTAATGGCCATCGTATATAATTAAATTGCTCCCCAATTCCATCAATTGATACTTCAAAAAATACCAATTTAAACTGACTCCATGTATTAAATACTTCGGCAGTGGGATATATACTACCATTGGTGGTATACCAAATTTCAACTTGAGAGGGATCTGGGATTTTCTTTAACACTTGTAGATGTGTATTTGTAAATAATGGCTCGCCGCCGAAAAACTTTATACGTCTAAGATGACTCAGATCAAGGTCGGCTAATACTGTATTAATTGAATTAGGTACTATTGAATAGATTCTCTGGCTTTTTTTAAATTCTTTTTGCCACAATGTGCTTACGTCTGGTCCGCATGTAATACATGCTGCATTGCAATTAAAGTCCAAACTTATATCTATAGCTACAGGTTTTCCAGGAATCGTATCGGGTATTATATCAAAACTAGCTTGTCTAAAACTACTAATACCCGAATCTTCTTGTTGCTTACATACTCCACATTGTGGCGTCCAATTGTCAATTTGATGTAAGTGATCCAACGAGTTATTACCGTTTAACAGAATATCTTCCTTATACCAACAACACGGTTTTACAATGATTCCTTGCTGGTTTTGGAAAATTGACCAACCATTGGTTAAAAATTTACAAAATTTGTTAGACGTCATTCGGATTTAGCTTTCAGTCCAGCAATCATCTGTTTAAGTTTATTACTTTCCACACTACTTCCGGGAGGAGGTCCTGTATCTTTATCGAGAGTAAATCCATCTCTTGCCTTAGGCATACCATCATTTACTACTGTAGATGTCTTGATAGAATTTAAAATACTTGCAGATGGTTTACCATATCCGCCGCTATTACTGTCTCCGCCTTCTTCGCCTGCATCAGTAATACGCATGGTTTCAATATTGTACTCTAAGTCGATCTTTTGTCCTACACCTGTTGAACTACGTGACTTCATACATTGTATTTGATACTTGCCACGTTCTTTCATAGCACGACTTGTAAAGATACCAAACACGTTATCCGCAGTATTAATCTTTGAAATACCACCTGCAATATGACTATGATCAAATTCAATTTCTTCTACTGCACTACGATTCAACTGTGATGCTGTTACAAACAACACACCTAGTTCTTGCGATAAGTTACGCAATTCTTCTGCTACATATTTGTCTTTGATAAACTGATCATTTGGATTTACTTTAACACTCACTGGCATTACCAAGTCCAAGTAATCGCACATGATAAAGTCAACTGCGTTTCCTGTTTGTATTTGATACTCTTTAATAAAGCTACGGATATCGTTTACGTTGCTCTGCGCCGGTAATGACTTAATACGATACTTTCCCGACTTCTTACCTACCATTTTAACTTTAAGTTCTGTAGTATCAATATCCTTACGAATTTCTTTAGTACCTGTGCTGGTTAACATGGCATCAGTACGCAGAGCCACTAGTTCTTCAGAGAGTTCTAAACTAATGTAAACACCACTTAACCCTGCTTGTAACCAACTCAATGCAATGTTCATCATAACAAGTGATTTACCTGACCCTGATCCGCCGGCAAAGATGTTAAGCTCACCTCGACTAAATCCGCCATACAAGATCTTATCCATCTGTGGCCAACCTGTTGATACTTGTCCGCCTGAGTTAAAGTACTTGTCAATACGTGCATGTGGATCTGCAAAGTAATCTGTGCCTAGATCTTTTGTTAGGCCAATCTGTACTGCATCTTTAATTAGTTTTTCTACAGGATCGTAATCGCCTTCTTCCAACAAGTCTGCTGCCTTAAGAATAGCCCTAGATAGTTCTTCTTTACGACTAAAACTTTCAAACTCCTTCATAAACCATTCTTGATGCCCGTCCCCGGCTTCGGGAATGGGTCTGAGATCTACACCTGTTACTGCTCGAATCTGTTCAAGTGTAGGTAATGTTTTATATTCAGCAGAGTGACTTTGAATAAACTTGGCCGCTTCTCTAACGCTGCCGTGGAAGTTCTCTGGATTGTAGATATTAGCAACACGCACATAACTTTGTGCATCTTGCATCATCATTTCTAAAAATAGTTTTTGTAGTTCGGGTGTGTAATCAGTAGCCATATTTAATTATATACTTTTTTCTTTCTAAGCTCAATTTTTAATCTGTTCGATTGTCTAGCGTCTATAATACTCTTAATAACAAATAGCTTGCCGTATTCTTGTACTGCACTAGCTACGTCTTTGTGCTTGTCTTGCCATACCGGAAAACTAACACTCCACCCGTATTCCAATGCCTTGTCTACTAGATTGGCGCCGGCCTTGTCGGCATCAGGTACAACAATAACTTCACGACCCAAGCTGTCGATAATGTCTGCTTGTATTTCACTACACTCATTGCCTAAGATAGCAACACCATCTACAGCCATGGCATCAAACGGGCCTTCGACTACAATAACAAATTTACTATCTCGATGTTGATTGTCTGTGTTGAATACATAGTTACCTTCGTGACTGTTGTGGTACTTGGGCTTTACATCTTCTGCAAAGGTACGAGCTGTATAACCAATAATTTGATTTTTCCATGTAAATGGAACAATCACACGTTTATTCATGTTATGTGCCGTATCGGGTGTCCAGTAGAAATGATATTTATTTAAATCTATTTTTCTATCGTTAACATATACCACAGCAGCCACGAATTCTAGTGGCATGTTTGTAAAGTCTTGGAGCCGATACATTAAACCAAGTTCTTCTAAGTTACTAGCATCTGGCGGCAAAGGCCTTGCTTTAAACTTTATTTCTTCTTGTTCAATTACTTCTACTAGTTGTTCGGGTGCTATCAAGTCCTTAACACGGATAGCATCAATGACCAAGCGTTGGACTGTGCCATCATCTGCACCTAACCATGACAATAGTTTGCGAAACTTATATGTTAAATGACGACCCGGGACATAGCTGGCCTTAAATTGGCAATTGAAGCAATGGTACGAGACACCACCATCTGCGTTCATAACTAGACCGCCACGACCACGTGTGTCTGCCGATTCACCGTTGTGTTGACAGCAAACGCCGTTGAAACTTATCCAACCTGAGCTAGAGTTAGTTTTACGTTTATGCGGTAATATTTGGGTTACGGCGTCGCGAATAGAGTTTAACATTCTGTATAGTATACAGGATTGTTTGAGTTACGTCAACTGTTATGGGGTTGTAGAATAGTAGGCCGGAAGTACTTCTAGATCCAAAGGAACACCATAATTATCATCAATGTAAACTGGTGTTACGTGTGTGACATTACCAGTTGTTTTGCTGGTACTAAAGGTTAATTTGTAGAAACGGTTTTCCAAACTGTCTATAGTAGCACGATCTAGTGTGAAATTGCCTTGACCTAACATTATGTTTGCCCAAGTAACTGGATATGAGCTGATAGTTGTTTGATTGGTAGGATCTTGTATTTGTGCAGTCATTGTGGATCCAGTTAAATCAATGGATTTTTGGTCCTGATTACGGACTATAACTTGTACGGGATTGTCTATGCCTTGATAGACTTTAATTGGTCGTGAATACACTTGGCGATTCCTTGTTGTAAATATCGTAGGATCAAAAACTTGGACTTCCGCGGTATTTGGGTAGATGTATGCTTTTACGGTGATCATAGTTTTAGGTCTCTTATTCTATATTTATACGTTATTCTTTTGATTGGCTGTATCCAGAATATAAATAAACAAGCACAACAATTATTGGACACCGTGGAAGATTTAACTCAACAGATAACAAAATTTTATGTATATTCTTATGCACGATCCTCTAACGGAACGCCGTACCATATCGGTAAGGGCTGTGGTTGGAGAATGTTTAGTAAACAACACTCAGTCACTGTCCCCAAAGATAGATCTAAAATACAAATAATAGCAAAAAATCTATCGGAATCTGAGGCACACCAATTGGAGGCAAAATTAATTTCTATTTTTGGTCGTAAAGATTTAGGAACTGGAATTTTACATAACCGTAGCAATGGCGGAGAAGGATCTAGCGGAGCATATAGATCTGCCGAAACTCGTGCTAAAATTAGTGCTAGTAATACTGGTAAAAAATTACCAAACAGATCAGAAATACACCGCAAACGATTGTCAGACTCGCAAAAAGGTATTAAACGTTTGCCATTGTCTAAAGAACATAGAGATAAAATAGGGCAAGCACATAAAGGGAAAACAATTACTAAAGAAACTACAGATAAATGGCGTAAATCAATGGAACTACGCAAACAATCCGGGGTTATTGATATCCGCAATATTAAAAAAGTAACTTGTCCGCATTGTAATAAAACCGGCGGTGGTGGTAATATGACCCGGTATCACTTTAATAATTGTAAGAATAATGAATAACGAACAGACATCAGTACTTAGCTCCTACCCTTTCCTTTCTCACGTTACCTACGGTGGCAATGATTACATCGGAATTATTCAAAATTCTGATGAAGTTATTACAACTCTATACGACTTTGGACTCTTAAGAGGAGATGAAGTTAAGAAGGTATTCCTAAGTTTAGGGGAAACGTGGTGGTGGGAAAGTAATAGATTAATCCCAATTAATGTATTTCTTAAAGCCGATTGGTCTTTGTTTAAAACTTGTCTACGTACTATGAACAGTAAAGACGTTGAAATTAAAATGGGCCCTTATGTGAGCCTAAAAGAAATGGCTAGCAAACGAAGCAAGCGTAAGAGCATCACTCTTATACGAAAAGTAAGCTAAATAAAGGTGTAGTTCGCGATATTGGCGTATTAAGCCAAAATCACACGCTATAACGTTCCTGGTTGGATAAAAGATTCATATTAACTACTACCAGGTGTGCATAGGCCACAGAATGGCTACGTTTGAAAAAATAACTGTCATCCTCGGGACGTTCCCAAACTGATTCACCAACCTCTTTCCAAGTTCGACCTATTAGGTGTCGTTTTGCCGGACGTATTACTGCCAACAACATAGCCATACGCACAATACTATTAACTGCTTCTGGCATTTGTATTAGTGTTTTATAGTGATTACCAATGTGTATTAGTTTTCCACAGAACTCTGGATCATACAGTTTGTCCCATTTGGGTTCCTGTGCAATAAGTTCTTGTAAATGTTCTTCACTCTTTATCTGCGTATATAACGATACGTTCAAAAAGTCCAGTTTAGCATAGCCGCGATCTTCTGCCGACTCATGGTCAATGCTGGCAATACCAGTAAATGGATCAACAGGAATGTCTGTGGCATATACTCCTGTATTGTGTCGAATTAAACGACCATCACGCAGGATGCTCGCAGGTGTAGTTTTAAGCAATGCAAGTGCTCGATCTCTATCGGGGAAGTCAATATCAATGTCTGATTTAAATTTCATAGATTTGCTTTCTGCAATATATCCTTAACCCACTCAGTGTCTGCTAGATAATCTTTAAATTTGCGTTGCCAGTGGTCGGGATCAATCCACGGCAGGATTATTTGAACTTGTTCATCACCCAGGTTATCCAGGAACTCAACTCCCGATGTGCAGTTATAAACGACCCACGGGCTAATGCGACCGGTAGCAATATGATGCACCACACGATTGCTGTTACCATACCTAAAATAGTCGCTAAATCCATTCCTAAGTTCCAAATGATCTTCTGCATACGTTTGCATTTCATTTAATGCTCTCTCCAATGCGTCCTGTACTGCTTCTCTACGTAACCACTCGTGCAAGTAGGTGACATAGAACTCGTCTTTACACCAGTGGTCAATTTTCTTGTTGTTTTTTAATAGCCAGTCTAAGAAAGCTGTGGGATTAATGCCACGTATACCTACCATATGACGACCCCACTTAACAAACGCACCATAGTATGGGCTAGTTACAAAGTTCTCGTAGCTCTTTAACTTGGCGCTACCCTGTGTCATTTCATAAAACTTTAGATATGCTTTAAGTCCTAATTGCACACCTACTTCTTTTTCTTGTTGCCAACGACGCTTTTGTTCACAGAGATGCACAGCCAACGTACTTTCCTTGGCAAATGTTTTTTCACAATACCGACACTTAAATGATGTTGCAGTCATTGATATACTTTACAAGATACTCGTTAAGAACAGCATGTTCTCCTGCTTTTGGGTGACGCATATGGTCAGGAGTTGATTGAGGTCCAATAAAATTGCCACCAGTAGATGAAGCCTTAGCAACACCTTGTTCATGCTGGTACCCAACTGCACACCAACGGAACCCATCAATGATACAATCTGTACTGGACAATAAACTTAATCTAGGATTTTCCAGTAGATATCTATAACTATCATCAGCCTGTTGATATACCAATACGCGATGTCCTCTAGACTTTAAGCTATCTATAGTTGACAGTATACGATACAGTAAATCTTCAGTTCTGTCAATTAAGCTATAGGCTTCTACCATTAGTTTTTGTTTAACAAACTTTTCACTTTCTGTTTTGTTCCAGAAGTGATCGTAACGATTAGCAAATTCCTGATTTTGCGGATTACACCAGCGTCCTTCAAACGAGTCAGCTTCAGTTGCTGGATCCATACCAAGAATAGGTATTTCGCCACGGCTTATAAAAGTTAATCCTAATACATACAAAGTAGGTTCTGTTGCTCTATAACTATGCTTTAGTGTAGTTCTAATTATTCTGCTGTTGGCGCTACCACCGATGGCCAAACTTTCTGCATGTGGAATACCCAATCGGTTAGCCAAGTCTACATGTCCGTTGCCAATGGCATATCCTTCCATGTAACTACATCCATTGACAACTAGATTCTTGATCATGTTAGCTCTTTGATCTTTTTATCATCCCATCCTAGCTCTTTTGCATAGGCCTTGAGATCGTCTTTAGTATTAATTTGTGCTAATAGTTTAATTTCATCTTCTTTTAAATCAGGTCGTAGTGCTTTTAAGAATTTAACAGCC